GGCTCTCGCGCTCAAAAAGTACCGGCGCGGCACGCCGCCAGTCTCGAGTGTTGACGACAAGGAACACACGCTCGCGCCGCTGGGCCACACCGAAGAACTGAGCGTCCAACACTCTCCATGCCGCCCCCCCATCAGGCCAGAGTTCGGCCACGGCTTCAAGGAGCGACTGGAAGGCCCGTCCGTGTTCAGCCGACAGTACTCCGGGCACGTTCTCCCATACGATCCATTCCGGATCAATTTCTGCGCAAGCTCGGAGATATTCGAGCATGAGCTGGCCGCGTGGATCGTCCAGAGCCTTCCTGAGTCCGGCGATGCTGAATGCCTGGCATGGGCTTCCTCCCACAACGACATCTGCTGCATGGTGGTATTCCTTCCAATTAACTTTCGTCATGTCCCCTAAGTCTGGGACGTTCGGATAGTGGTGTTTGAGTACTGCTTTGGGGAATGGTTCGATTTCGGCGTATGCGACTGGCTCCCATCCAAGTGTTTGCCATGCGACAGTTGCTGCTTCAATGCCGCTGAACAGGCTGATGTATTTCACTAGGGTTCTTCCTTCTGGTTTAGCTCATTGGCTTTTTTGACGGCTGACGCCATGTCGGTCACGTCATCCTGTGATTGGAGGTGCAAGGCTTTCAACGTGTGTTCGCAAGCCCAAGTGTGGACGTGTGGCTTCGACGGTGGGATACCACCCATTTGCGCCCGGTTCTCACACCAGCCACGCCATAGGCGTATCCAATCCCCCACGGTGCTGATTCTGGCATAGTGACGGACGGAGAAAGCGTTCCAAGCATCCTGTAAATCCAAGTTCGGGTAAGCGGTGCGCATCATGCTGTCCGCCGCCGTCAACTCCGTGGAGTCTTGGAACATGGCAAGTGTCATTTCTTTGGAAGAAGAATAATATTCTTCTTCTTTCTTATCGGGTACGGGTACGGGTACGGGGCATGCGTTTGCCATCGGTTTGCCATCGTCTTGCCATGCGTTTGCCATCGGTTTGCCATGGCATTTGCCATCGGTTTGCCATGCGTTTGCCATAGCATTTGCCATCGGTTTGCCATTTTTGCCATTCTCAGGCTTCTTCCAACGACGGCTCGCCCCCTTCTTGCCAGCTTCACTCCGCTTCCTGCGCTTGGCATCCACTTCGTCACCGTCCGGCTGATAGTCAGCCCAATCATGGAACACGTATTCGTCCTTGTCGGCGTCATACTCCCACAAGCCCGCATCGCAGAGTTCCTGAACCGAATCATCGGAGCAACGGAACATGGGAATCATGTTCGCGGGGACACGTCCTTTTGTCAGCTGTTGCGCGGCCCACGTGCCTGAACGAAGCCATAATGCGGTGGCGTCATTGGACAGCATCGCCGTCTTCGGATTCATACAGAACCCATCATCGACCTTGAACCACATCAGCCCAATTCTCCATTCCCGTAGATTTTCCAGATTGCTTCCTGCCTTGGTGTGGTGCAGGGCAGGTCGTCGAAGTTGAGGTTCGCCCATCCGCTTCCCACGTGTGGTTTCGCCATCGCGTCCAAGGCTTCAGCGATTTCAACCAAGTCCGGTGGCGGGTCAAGTTTCATCACAGTTCCTTTTGCAAATGATTTCCAAACCGGGCGGATACCGGTAGGTTGACTGGTTGCTGTAGTAGGCGTCCCAGTAGGCTCCGTAGTGTGGATTGTCGGCAGTGCTTTGGTATGGGACTGCTTTCCTGTCCTGGAGAAGTTGGACGATATGGCGTCCCTTGTCGGTCAGTCTGAGCGCATTGCCGGATACCAAGCCGCGCCGTCTGAGCGCTTGAATCCACAGCCACGGTTTCTGACCTGCGTGGGGTTCCGGCATTCGACCGGTACGCCATATGCTGACAAGCGCCTCATGCTGTTGGCTGCTCAAATGGATGCCGTTGACGTTGACTGCTGGAAAAATCATCGTCCACCTCCGAGCGGCAACCCACTGTTCAACATGCCCGCCAATTCACCCAACGTGAATCGGATGAACATTCGAGTGCCCGAGTCAACGCATTCCATAGACGGTTTGGCCGGTAGCAGAGTCTCGAACTTGTCCCACACGCTCAGACTCGTGTAAGCGGGTTGAGATGCGATCCACTCACGCTCGCCCATCACGTCAGCATCGAACATGCCATCGGCTTGTATGACGAACGGATATTCAGAATCAATGTCACCAGCCAACAGTTCAGCCTTATCGAAGCATTTCACCATCGGCACGTTCGGATTGGCGAACGTCGAAACACTGATCGGCCGCCCCTTGTAGTACAGGTTCTCAACATGGTCGAGACGCTTATCGTCCAACGCCCAAGCCAAGTAATCCCAGACACGCAGTTGGAACAGCATCTCACCGGTATTCAGGCTGGTTTCCGACATCGCTTATCATCTCCTTCGTGTTTCTGACGAGACTTTCCAACCCGCCGTGAATGTCATGCAAGGGTTCTATATGGATTTCCGTATGCGGCTCATAAGGATTGCCGCCGTATGTCAACGGCATTCCCTGCCGACGTTTGACAAGCCGTTTCGCCCGTTGTCCCCATGCCATACGGTCGGGTTCCAGCATGGCGCACAACGTGAGTTTCACCTGCTGGTCATCCACGTAGGCCAAACCGTTCAACGCGTCCTTGACGAGCTTTTCCAGATTGTCCAAATCCGGTTTCCCATGACGCCCCTTATAAAACATGAGAATCATCAGCACGTCCCCGTCCAATGGTTCGGCATGAGGGTAGAACATGTGGAATTGGTTCCGCACCATTTCCTCAGCATCCCTCGTATGTTGAGGGGTCACAGCCCGATACCCGTAGAATCGTGGACGGCCCTTCGCGACGGGTTCGCCTGGAATGTCGAAATCATAGGTCATAAATCCCATATGCTCGCGTCTCCAATATCCTCCCAATAGTCTTCGGCTTCCGACTCGCATTCAGGACAAGCGGGGCCGTAATATTCGACCCCATGCTTGTCACACCATGCGGGTTCGGTCATCCCAGAGAGCGGAACCATCAGAACAGTGTCGCCTCTCCAAGCTTCTCTTCAAGATCGCGCATCAGATTCACCGACGCATCCCAATAGGAAGGCTTCAATTCAATGCTCATGCCCTTGCGGCCAAGTTTGATTGCCTCGTACACGGTCGAGCCGATGCCACCAAACGGGTCGAACACAAGCTCGCCCTTATTGCTCCACAAGCGGATGCACCGTTCGATGAAATCCAATTGCAGCGGGCAGATGTGGCGTTCATCGGTATCCTCACGGCCAAGACGCTCATTCAGCGTGTTGGTCTCTCGAATGTTCCACCAGACCGGCTGCGCCCAATCAATCCATTCCTCGTTGGAAACATCGTTCTTGATCGGCACCTGATTCTCGCCCGGCTTGCGGAACATCAGCAGATAGTCAGCCAACGCGGGACGGCTCATGCTGGAATCCTTGTTCTTCGTCACGAACATGAGAGCCTGAGCCTTCGTGCGGATGGCCTGAGCCTGTGGATTCTTGTTCACGGTGACTTCGCCGTGGAAAATCCAACCGTTCTCCACGTAAGCGCGGATTACATCACCACGGAAGTCGGTCAATCCAACCACGCCGTCAGCGGTCTTCGTGGTCACAACCTGCTGCACATGCACGCAAGCGATACGGCCCGGTTTCGTGACCCTCAACAGTTCGCGGATGATGTACCCGTAATTCTCGATGAACTCTTCACGGGAACTATTGTTGCCCAAGTCGCGGGTTGAATCGGAGTACACGTACAGGCTTGCGAACGGCGGGCTGCTCACACTCAGATCAACACTGTTGTCAGCCATTTCCGTCATGCGTTCGCACGAGTCGCCAAGCCATAGCGTCCAATCCTTGCCTTTGGCCTCATCGGTCATATACATTTCATCGACCATCATGCGGCCTTTCCGAAAGAGTTTGATTCATTCATCGTCTTTACCAGTTCGTCACTCAAATGAGTGGCCTGCTGTTCCTTGCGGGTGATGTTCTCCGCTATCTCGCGTTCCAAATCGGAAACCACCACATGCACGTCAACCACGCGCTTCTGTCCGAACCGATAGCAGCGGCGTATCGACTGGTAGTAGGATTCCCACGAGTCGTTCAAACCGCAGAACGCCATTCGAGCGCAGTTCTGCCAGTTCAAACCGAACGATGCCATGGAACCCTTCGTAATCAGCACCGGAATGTTCCCATCAGCGAAGTCAAGGAACGCCTTGGCCTTGTCTTCCGGCGACATGGAGCCTTTCACATTCACACTGCCGGGGATAAGCCTGTTCAGCATGTCCGCCTCGTCGTTCAATCCAGCCCAGATAATCCACTGTTCGCCCGGTTCGCTGTTGACAAGATCGACACAACGGTTCACACGGTCAACAAGCGTTTCCTTACGGACTCTCGCACGCCCGCCGACGCCACCAAGGTCAGCTGCGAACAATTGGCCTTCCGGGATGCTGCCGTGATAGGCGACAACATCAACGGTCTGATTCAATCCGGGCAACTCATATCCCGCATCATCACCGCCAATATCGGACGGCTTGCGCAATGCGATGGCCCATTGCGACATCCACCGCATCATCGGCTTAACCGCGTGACCTTTCAAACGCCAAATATTCCCGTCATGCACGAAATACGTGGCAAGCATCTTCACACGGGTGGCGTATCCAAGGAACTCGGCCTGATTGCATAGTTCCTCCGGGTCGTTCGGTGCCGGTGTGGCGGTACAGGCGAGACGGTATTTCGTATCCCTGAACGTGTCGATCAGCATTTTGCGGGTCTTGCCGTCCGACTGTTTCAGAATCGAAGCCTCGTCCAATACGACCGCATTGAATTTGGACACGTCGAGTTTTGGCACACGCTCATAGTTCGTGATGTTGAATCCGTCAGAGACTTCCGACTGGTCATGCACATAACGCACTTCCATGCCGATTGCGGCGCCTTCGCGGATGGTTTGCTGGCATACGGCCAACGGCGCTAGAATAAGCCCCGTCCCATGTCCGGCGCAGACTTGCCGTAACCATTCGAGTTGCATTCTGGTCTTACCAAGACCCGTATCGGCCCATATGGCTGCACGTCCTACTTTGCAAGCCCATGTGACGATACGTTTCTGCCAGTCGAACAGGGATGGGTGGAGCTGTTGCGGGCTAACGGTGATGCCAGTCTCCTGCTCGCACAGCTCCTTTCTTTTCAGAAACTCCCTATATGGAATGATGTTTGCCATGTTGGTTCCTTTTAGTCTGGATTAGAACTCGTCCGTGTTGCCGCCGAAACTGCCGAAGTCGGAAGGCTGATTATTGTTCGACGCCCAAGGGTCTCCACCCAACTGTTGAGACTGTGCGGGCTGCTGACCGGCCTGTTGCGGCTGTTGGAATCCATTGGATGGAGGATTATTGAAACCGGCTTGTGGGGCACCCTGATAGCCGCCACGTTGAATCTTCTGCACTTGCGCGGTCGCATTCCGCAATGAGGGGCCGATTTCGTCCACTTGCATTTCAACCACGGTGCGGTTCGTGCCGTCCTTCGCCTGATAGGAACGCTGTTGCAAACGGCCTTGCGCGATGACCCTCATGCCCTTGTGCAGGGATTGGGCGCAATGCTGGGCCATGTCACGCCAAATCGTGCCGCGCATGTAAAGCGTGTCACCATCCTCCCACTGGCCCGACTGGCTGTTGTATTGTCTGGTGTTTGACGCGATGTTGACATTGCAGACGGCCTCACCATTGCGGGTCGTGCGTAATTCCGGCTCGTCGGTCAGATTGCCAATGATCGTGATTACGGTTTCTCCAGCCATTATGCGGCCTCCTTGACTTCTTCATTCTTTTTGAAACTGTTGATGAACAATTGGGCTTGCCAGTCGGTCAACCTCGCATAGTTCACAGGCATTTTGATGCGATTGCCGATGGCTTCGGACTCACGTCCGGCTGGAACATTCCCCTGAGCCAACAAGGCGGCAACCTGCCTGCGCAAGTCCTCGTTCATCGGATTGCCACGCTGATAGCCAGCCAACTGGCCGTCATCATCACTGGTAGCAAGACAGAACAGGGTGAGCAGACTGTACCTTCTCGCATAGGTTTCCGCACTCCCATACCGTTGCATGAACGGCTGTTCACGTTTACCTGCGGAATCACCCACGATGATCGGGACGGGAGCTTCAAACGCGCTCCAAGACTTGCTGTCATCCTTCCAGTAGCGGGTTACGACGAATCCATACCCGTTCGGATATTGGGGTAGATTATCGTATTGGATGCTCTGCTGCACCTTGACCTTCAACGTTTCGGTCACATAGTTGACCACACTGCCCAAGTCGGCGTAATCATAACCGTAGGCTTTACGGTTCTTCGCTATCACATTTCCCATTGGTCATCATCTCCAATCAGATGGTTCATCTGCCAGTCAGTGAATCTGATAGGCATAGGCGTCTTCGATAATCCTTGGTTGAGCATGTCTTCCAACGGAATATGGTTATTCCAGTAGAAGCTGAGCCTATCCAACGCTTCACGAATCTGCTTCACCGCGACAAGTGAGATTTCAGGATCGTTTTCGGATAGTTCCCAAATCATCCAGTCGTATGGTTCCTGCTTCTCCTGCACGACGAATCTGAATCCCATCGCACCCTGGTATCCGGTTACGAGCCGATACAGCATCATGTAGAAGGCGGCTTGAATGTGGTAGCCGAACTTGTATGCCGAACCAGTGAAGTCCTGCACGTCATGGCCGGTGGTCTTGTAGTCGTACAGCCACATGACGCCGTCCATGCCGGGATGGTCGGGCAGCCAGTCGGCCTTGCCTTTCAACTGCAATCCAGTGGTCGGGTCAATGGCGAACAAGGCGATTTCCGGTTTGCCTTCCACGAGACTGTTCATGTCCGGCGCGTAATCCACCATGTTTTGAAGCTTCTCATAGTCGGAACCGGAAAGGATTACCAGATCGTCCGATTTGGCTTGTTCGGCTTGTGCCTTACCGGCTTTGGTGCGCCCGTCGAGTTTCCTTTCGACCTTCGGGCCACTACCGAGAATGAGACTGTGCGCGGCCTTGCCGAACGCCAACGTACTGTTGTCGAGAGGGTTCAGCTTGTGCCATGCGTACGCTCTTGGAGACTCCATGAACTTCTTCAAACCAGTCTGGTCGATTGCCGGATGTGCGAAATACTCCTTGTCCGGCATGTCAACCATGCTGGGAAATTTCACTTCCGTCATGCTTCCGCCACACTCCGTTCCATAATGTGGGCATTATTCCGGTAACGCCACTTCCTATAACCCTGTTCGACAAGCGGGAACAACGAGCGGGTGTAAATGATGGCACCATTGCTGTTCTCTTCCAACAAGTCTCCCTTACCGGCATTCAGAACCACGTTCTTCACGACTTGGCCCAGTCCGGTGAGGTTACGCTTGGCGTCTTCTGGATGCTGTTGGGTCATGTATTCCCTGAGCGTGATACGGTAATCCGGTTCGATTGGATGCCAGTCCGACACGTCCAATGGTTCCGGAATGGTGTCTTCCACCAGCCGGTAGGTTCGTCCGAACAAGCTGATCTCGTCCGGCACTTTCGTATAGGTTTCGCCATTCACGTTGATGGTGTCCATGAGAGTTTTCCTTTCTGTGATTGCGTGCTGGTGGATGGAGTCGAACCATCTGACCGCCGATGGACCGAACGACTGAGATAGCAGCGGCCACGTTCCTTGCACCAGCAGTGGTTGACGGGAGAGAGTGTGTATGTAAGCGCCTAGAGAAATCGACTTTGGAATATGATTTTTCAGGCTCCCCCGTCAACCGGGTTTTCAATTATGATGGGCCGTCTCACGACGGCTTCGGACGTGGGCGGGAGTCGAACCCGCGACCCGTAGGGGAAGAAGAACCAGAGACCCCGAGTCATCCAATCCACGTCAAATCCCCAGTCCGGCAATCGCACTAACCGGTGGGGACAGTGGCCGCAACAGGAGTCGAACCTGTTAGGATTCACGCCAATGAATGATGCAAAACCGTTGGAACCCGACCTGAACGGGTTCACGGCCAACATCACGGCAACAGGAAATGTCAAAACCTGAATGCGAGATGGATAAGGTGATTCATGAGTTGTCAAACTTAAGGAGTCCGGCATGAATCCCACAACCATGTGCGGCCAATGCGCCTACGTGATTTGCTGCGCGGTATTGAGTTCGTAGGCGCGTGGATAATATCGATATTCAGTTATGGTCCCCACTGGCCGACGAATGAGTGAACGTGGGTATCCTGCGGAACAACCCGATTTTTGGTTGTTTGTTGGGACTGCCAGCCAGCGGGAAGTCTTTAGTCGCGTGGCGCGAATCTGACGATCAGCCACAATGCGGTGGCGATGTACACGCCTTCCACCATGAGCGCGGCGTTCATGCTGCCGCCATGCCATGTGAGCATGATGGTCAGGCTGGAGATGAGGCCGATGCTGGCGACGGCGAAGAGGATGCGGCGGAGCGGGTAGTTCGGCTTCTTCCGCTTCTTCATTGCTTGCATGTCTTCAAGCCAGTAATCATGGTCAGTCATCGTCGCTCCCAGTGTTCACTCGCTTGAGTGGGAAGGCTTCAGGCGGGAGCGTTTCGCAGACAGTCGGCCACTTCGCATACTGTCTATTGCCATTCCACATGTGATTAGCCGAGCAGTCATCCCATGTGCGCGCCGACCAGTCATCATCGATGTCCTTAAGCAGGAGCCGACCATCATTCGCGGTGACATAGAAGCCCCGCTCCTTCGGCTCTTCGGGCAGTGGCTTTTCATCCACTTTGACGAGTGATGCGATCTGTGCGACCAGACCGCGCACGGTATTCCAATCGTCTCCGTCGCTTGCGGTCTTCAACTTATCGAAAAGCTGGTCAAGCTTCACCAAAACACTGTCATTCATTCCAATCAAATCCTTTCGTCGGTTCCAAGCCTGTCGGCCTGAAACAATGTCTTCCATGCGTCAGAAACGTTTCCGCAAGCCCATAGGAAACAAGCTTGCGCAAACTTCTGTAGACAACGCTCTGAGCCAATTGCAGGTCTTCCGCAATCCGATACGAACTGGTACTGAAACCGGCCTCGTATTTCGTGCGAAGCGACTCGAACACCCGCTGCAATACCGGCTTGTCCCGCTGATAGTCACGTTTGGTCTTACGTCTGACCCGTTCAATCCAACCCGCGTTGGCGGCAAGCATGGCATCCAAGTCAATGCCAGTCTGCACGCTCCACGCGTCAGGTCGAGTGCCGTTCATGCCGAAACCTCCCGTGGACTCTCGCACACCTGGTCGTAACGGTCGAGAAGCTTCGACTTCTTGTATGTGACGGTCTTGCCGCCCTGATAGTCGGCGCACCCCCCGTACAGTTCGTCGAACTTGGCCGTTCCAAGCTTGAAGAACCTGGCAGCTTCCTGCCTGTCGAAAATCTCCTCTTCGACAACAACCATCCTGTCTGTCAAAACCTGCTCCTATCTTGATTGGCCGTGAACGTCGGAAGCCCATTGGATGAACGCAGCCAGTTTCGATTCTGGAATCTCATACAACGTGCTCGTCTTTTTTCCGTCCTTTTCGACGATGGATGCGCCTTTCCGATCGTTGATGCGGAACACGCAGTGTCCGCCAGTGTCAAGAACGAACTCCTGTGGTGGTGCGGGAGGATTCAGCAACGTCATGCCGCCACCTCCGCGTCAAGCGCCTTGTCCAGGGCGATCTCGCCAAGACGCTTGTGCAGCAGCGCCAAACCCTTGCGGGTTATGCGCACGGTGGGAGGGAAGGCGAACTCCGTGCCATCATCCTTGACTCCATGCTTTTGGGACATGACCATCACGAGATGACCGGCAGTGCAATGCTCCGCGGTTGCACGCCAAGAGCCACCGGATTTGAAAATCCAGTTATGGTCGGCCATCCATTCGCGCAACTGTTTTTCCTTGATGGGGGTTCCGGCGTTCGACAGGACCTTTGCCGCGTCGCGGACAAGCAGCCTGTCTTCCACGTTCGTGAAATCATCAAGCGCTTGAGCCTTCGGCTCCAGTTCCTTGACCTTCTCCTGCTCCTCCTTCAACTTGGTGGCGAGCTGGATCAGGAAGTCCGGGCTGGTGAGTGCCTTGTCCAACGTCTGCTGGGTCATGTATGCGCCATGCTTGCGGATGGACGGCAGCACCTCATGCGTCACCCAACGCTGGAACTCCTTCGCTTCCGGCTTACGCGAGCGCATGACCAGACGATACAGGCCAGGCTCGCTGATGATGTACGCCTGCTGCCGACGGCCAATCGAATCGATGACTTCAGTAGTACTGAACTCGTCATCATCAAACATTTTGACAGTCTCGGTTGGATTACCGAGGTCAAGGATGCTCATGCAATCCTTGAGTACGAACCAAGGCTCCCCCGCCATGTTGGTCAGGGCGCGTAATGATTCGCCCTTGAAATCGAATCGCTGGATTTCATTGTTCATTTGGAGTCTCCTTAGTATTCGGCTGCTTCGATGCGGGTGATGAAGAAGTGGATGCCTGGAGCGCATTCGTTCCACCGGTTGGTGTCGAAGTTTTCGACGTGAATGGTTTCGCCTTTTTTGTAGGTGAAGTCTGCGTCGTATGAGCTGTATGCCGTGGTGTCCGGTGGGAGGCTGTTGCCTTGCTTGTCTTGCAGGTCGAGCACTCGCGCTGTGCTGGCTCGGCATTTGCGGCCAGTGGCGTTGGAGCGCAGCGCGTCGGACGGAATGAGGAGCTTCACAATGACTGGCGTTAGCGGCATTTCATTATCTGTCCATGCTTTTTTCCAGCCGATGATGTCGCCTTCGTCCGGAATGATGCTGGTTTTGGCGATGCTGAGTTGTACATGGTTGGCATCGCTCAGGTCGGCGTGGCTCAGGTTGGCGTAGCGCAGATCGGCGTAGCTCAAGTCGGCACCGCGCAGGTCGGCGTAGCTCAGGTTGGCATCGCTCAGGTCGGCGTAGCGCAGATCAGCATCATGCAGGCAGTCATATCCATGCTCTTTGAGGATGGCTTCGATGTTGTCGCCTTTGAGAGTGCCGTGTGGTGTGGTGATTTTCATTGGTTGTCCTTTTGCTCGTTGGCGTTGTGTGGTGTGGTTAGGCGGTTTGTTTGATTTGGGCGATTTCGCCGGGTTGGAAGCCGAATGCTTTGTAGAGTCCTATGAGCATGAGTGGTGTGCATTCGTTGGTTTTTTTGGCTCTGGCTAGGACGCTTTCGCTGACTCCTATTGCTCCGGCGAACGCTTCGTCTGTTTTGAGGCCGCTCATTTGTTTGGTTCGGTCTAGGAAGCCGTCTCGGAACTGCATTTTGTATTCAGCCATCAGTGATTCCTTTCGCAACCTTGAATTTCTTTTTGCAACTTGTGGTTACATCATGCAACAGGTTTTTTTATTTCGCAACTCGCTCGGCGTGTTGACTTGCAACCGCTTTGGTTGCATAATGAAACCATGAGCAAAGAAACATGGTTCAAAGAAACAGTCCAAGGCGACACCATCGCCGAAGTAGCCCTCAAAGCGGGAATCATCAAGACAACCGCTTGGAGGCAATACAACAATGCCCTTGGGTTCAGCGCCGAGAACGTCATTCTTATTGCACGCGCCTACCACAAGTCCCCTGTAGAGGCTCTGGTTGAGTTCGGATATATAAGAGCCGACGAGATGGCTAACGGAAAGACCGTCGCAAGGCTGCATGACGCTTCGAATGACGAGCTGCTTCAGGAACTCGCACGCCGTCTCAAGGAAAACGCTGACGCCGATTGGGTGAACAGTCCGATCATCTACCGTGAAGAGTTCGACATGGCCGCGAACGACGATCCGAACGCGAGACTCGAAGCCGAAACACCGGAAGACTGACGACAGCAATGAATATGG